CACTTGAAACGAATTTGTTTCAGGTGGTACGTCGGCTTTTTTTTTGCACAAAATTTAACGTCATACAGGAGCAGTCGATGCCCGTATTCACCGAAACACAATGCCAGGAACAGCTTGATAAGTATCTGCAGGCAGAGGAGCGGATCCTCGCCGGGCAGTCTTATACTATCAAGGGACGAACCTTTACCCGGGCAGACCTGGAAGCGGTGCAGGCTGGTATCAAGCTCTGGAGCAAAAGACTAACCCGAGCCAGACGTGGGGGCATGCGTATTTCTTACCGGTAACTATTATGAATAGCACGATCAAAATTAAACCAAATATAATTGATAAGGCTGTTGAGGCTGTGGCGCCCCGTGCGGGATTGAAACGCCGCCAGGCGAGAGCTCATCTTGCAATCGTCAATAGTTACACAGGTGCCTCGAAGAAAAAGAGAAGTCTTAGGAAATGGCGGGGCACTACCGGAGACGCTGATACTGATCTTGAATTTGATCGCGATACTTTGATTGAGAGAAGCCGTGACCTTGAGAGAAACAATCCCATCGCCGGTGGAACCATAAACAATGTCTGCCTGAATGTAGTGGGCGGAGGCCTTCGCCTGGACTCACGGATTGACCGGGATTACCTTAAAAGAAAAATTGGTATGACAGACGCCGAGGCTGACCGCTGGGAAGAGCAGGCCGAACGTGAGTTTGATCTCTTTGCCTCATCAAAGGAATGCGACATCGAGCGCATCCAGAACTTTTACGAGAAGCAGGAGCTGGCCCTTCGTCAGGTTCTTGTCAATGGTGATGTTGCTATTTTGACTCCTCGGATGGAACGAAAAGGATCCCCGTATAAGTTAAAGCTGCAGATGGTCGAAGCGGATAGAATCTGCAATAAAGATAATACTCCCAACGGATCGTATAAAGAAGGCGGACAGCGTATCTTTGACGGTATCGTCAAGGATCAGTACGGCGCCCCAATAGGATATCATATAACCAAAGGGCACCCGGGCAGCCTTCATGATCATAGTAGAAGTATGCAGTGGGATGAGATTCCTGCCTTTGGAAGTAAGACCGGCCTTCCCAATGTGCTGCACCTTTTCAAGCAGCTGCGTCCTGGACAGACCCGGGGCATTCCTTATCTTACACCCGTTATCGAACCATTAAAGCAGCTGGACCGTTACACTGAAGCCGAGCTCATGGCGGCAATTGTTGCGGGTATGTATACCGTCTTTATTACCTCTGAAGATGGAGACTCCGGCATGGGAGATGAGCCCGACGTTTCTCCCGGGGGAAGTTCATCTGACAAGGAATCAGAAACCAAGCTGGGATATGGGGCCATTATAGACCTGGCGGAAAATGAAAAAGTAGAGTCAGCAAATCCGGGAAGGCCCAATACCGCCTTTGATTCCTTTGTATACTCCATTCTGAAGCAGGTCGCTATAGGTCTGGAGCTCCCCTATGAAATTGTCATGAAGTGCTACCAGTCATCTTTCTCCGCATCAAAAGCAGCCTTCCTGGATGCCTGGCGGTTCTTCCGGGCCAGGAGAAGCTGGCTTGCGGCCAATCTCTGTAAACCGGTCTATGAGATATGGATGTGGGAAGCCATTGCCAGCGGCAGATTATACGCCCCGGGATTCTTTGATGATCACCTGATACGAAAGGCCTTCCTTGGATCTCAATGGATCGGTCCGGCTCCCGGGCATCTCGATCCGGTTAAAGAACTGGTCGCCGCAGAGAAGCGGGTCAAGTCCCTGAGAATATCAACCAGGCGGCGTGAAGCTTTGGAATATTCTGGTGATGACTGGAATGACCTGAAGACCCAGATCCGCAAAGAAGAAGTCTTTGAGAAAGAACTCGAATCATTAGGAGCAGACGAATGAAACTGATGGATATTTTAAGCAGCCCACTGGCAATTCATCCCCGGAAATTGATGAGCATATCATACATCCTTGATGCCCATCACCAGGGAGAGAAGCTCGATCTTAAAGAAATCGAAACGAAGATCCTCTCCTTCGAACCGAAAAGCGGTAGCCAGAAAGGCTATGAGGTCAAAAACGGGGCGGCCATTATTCCCATTCATGGGGTGATATCAAAAGAGTCCAGTGCCTTCTCCAGGGTCTTTTACGGCGGAACGTCAACCCTGAAAATTAAAGAGGCCATGGCAGAGGCTCAAAAAGACAGCGATGTCTCCAAGATAATCCTCCACATCGATTCTCCAGGCGGAACTGTTGACGGTACCCAGGAAGCGGCCCGGGCAGTATACCAGGCCCGGGGAGAGAAAGAGATCATCGCCTTTACTGACGGGCTCATGGCCAGTGCGGCCTACTGGATCGGATCAGCAGCAGACAAAGTTATTATTTCCGGAGACACGGCAGAGGTCGGCTCTATCGGGGTGATCTCAACCCATGTTGAATACAGCGAAATGGATAAGCATCTGGGGATAAATGTCACGGAAATAAAGGCGGGCAAATACAAGGCTGCCTATTCGAGCAACAAGCCCCTGGGGGCCGAGGAGAAGGAATATCTTCAGGACCAGGTAAACTTCCTCTACACAATCTTTATCAATGATGTGGCCACTTTCCGGGGAGAGAAACCGGAGACGGTTTTAAATGATATGGCCGAGGGGAAAATCTTTATCGGACAGCAGGCAATTGACGCTGGTCTGGTTGACGGTGTTTCAACCTTTGAGCAGCTCATAAATATTTCAGAGAATTCTCACAGCAGTGAAGTTTTTGCTCACAGTCGCGGTGTCGACACAAAAGCAGAAACAGCAACAACAGGACAAAAGGAGGCTGGGTTTATGAAACTCACCGCAGCAGAATTTAAGGCGAAGTATCCTGAAACCTACCAGGAAGTATTTGACCTGGGAAAAGCCGAAGCAGCTGGCGCTCCCAATGATGAGCAGCTGGCCGAGGCAACAAAGAAGGGTGCGGAAGGCGAACGGGTCAGGATCCAGGCAGTAAAGAGTCAGTTGATCCCGGGCCATGAAGCTCTGATTGAAAAGGCGATGTTTGACGGCGAAACTTCCGGTGAGAAGGCCGCGACACTTATCATCGCAGCAGAGAAGAAGAAGCGTGAAGATAAACTGAATGACCTGGAAGAAGATGGAAAAGATGTGCACGTCGATTCCCCGGAACCCGGTGATGGTTCCCCTTCCGGCAGCAGTGATAATCGTCCCATTGGAGAAAAGGCAAAGGCTGAATGGGAGAAGTCAGCAAAACTTCGAGACGAGTTTGATGATGACTTCGATGCCTATCTTGCCTTTCTCAAGAACGAGAAAAACATCAGGATAAAGAGGGGGTAGATCGTGAGTACCTTAATTGCAGATAAGATTCGTGATTATGAACTTGGTAACGTCAATGAATATCCCATGATTGCCGCTGATGTTATCTATGAAGGCGCTGCCGTCGGTGATAACGGCAGCGGGTATGCACGGCCGCTGGAAGCCGGTGATGCTTTCCGGGGCTTTGCAGAACGCAATTCTGATAACCATGACGGTGTTGCCGGCGATAAAAGTATCCGGGTCAAAGAAACCGGGAAGATCGTTCTCCCTATATCCGGGCTTTCCATCGATGACGTGGGCAAGGATGTCTATGCCAGTGATGACGACACCTTCACTCTTACCAAAGGCAGCAACACCCGTATCGGGTATGTATGCAGGTATGAATCCTCCGGTGTGGGGATTGTAGCCTTTAATGCCAATGAGGGAGTTGAGGCGGAAGTGACCGTGTCAGCTGGAACCGCCGGTGATGCGGTAGCTGATGTGGGCGCATCTTTTAACCAGGCAACCCTGAATAACAATTTTGCAAGTCTTACGGAGAAGGTCAACTACCTGCTTCGAAGACTGGGACAGTAGGAGGATCAAACATGGGTGCATTTACATTATCATCCCGTGCGATTATAGGCACATTTTACAAGCGCCTTGAACAGAACCCGGGGGCCTGGTGGATTGATAAACTCTCCATGCTCTTCCAGTCTGATCAGGGATCAGAGACTTACAAGTGGCTCGGCATGGCTCCGGTGATGCGTCAATGGATCGGCGGCCGCCAGGCAAAGGGCTTCCGTGAGAACGGTCTCA